ATGCCTTGAATTCTTCTGACGCTTCAGGATACGGATGAGGAATCATTTTGTAATCCTCTTCACCTTTAAAAAATTTAGCCAAATGCATATCTGGCAGTGAATCTAGTTCGTCAAGAATTGATTGGGGCGGGCTAAATGTGTCAAGAGCAAGTTTTGAGTATGTAGCCATTGGGTGGTCCGAGTTAAACGGCTCTCCGGCAAGAAAAGACCATTCCCTCATTGTCTTAAAGAATTGGAATATAGATTTACCTATCCACATGGTTGAAGGGGTAGGGTCTGGCTGTATGTCCCCCCAGTACTTATATTCCATGTACGATATATAAAAATGCGGCGACATGTCCATTACATGTTCGTATCTAGCAACCTGATTCACCTCCATTGACCATTCAGAAACCGAAGACTTTGAATACGGTGTAATGCTATGGTTCTCGTAAGGTGTTCCATGAGAAACAAGTATGCCCGTATACGAAAGAGTGTCGCAGCGAACAAGGTCTCCAAAGTTTAGAGTTTGTTCATTAGTCACAAAAAAGCATTTTTCAATAAAAAAAACACCTTTTTTCATTGGGTCAGACTGTTTTAATAGTATTTCTGGTTCAAGCATTTTTCAATTCACCTAATTTCTTATTAACAAGATTTAGTTTTCTTATGTTCTGAACAATAGTATGTCTTGCTATACCAAAGTAAGTTGGATTGGCTTCTCCGTAGATAAGAGGCTCCCATGAAGCAGGGTTATCTAAATCAATAGAATCTACATCTACTTCTGATATAGCACAAGCCTGATAAATGCTTTGGTGCAAAAGAACAACAATACCTTCAAGGTATGCAATTCTTTCGGCAGTAGTCATGTTTGTGTTAAAGTCCATAATAATATATTATCTAAAAAAACCTAGAGATAAATCCCTTTTTATCAAGCAACTCATCTTCTAGTTTCTTGTCAACCTTAATGCGCTCTCGCCTGTATGGAGCCGCAGTTCCTCCAAATGGGGCAATGTGCCCAGTGCCAAATCCTTTGCTTGCAACATATTTAAAGTTTGTTTCGTCTGCAACAAATAGTTTATCAATATTTGTTTTGCGTTCAAAAGGGATTAACTGCGCCAGTGGTGTTCCCCACTTTATTGCAAACGGAGAATCACCTTTAATGTTTAAAACAATATTGGCTGTGTGGTAAAAATCGGTATGCACTACAGCAGGCAAAACATCGTAGTCTTTATTTGGTTCCCACAGGACGGGCAGCATTAAGACCGACCAGCCTGGAGCAGTTTCAAACCTCCAAGGATTTACAAGTTTGGGGTACTGTGCCCCCGAGAGGTTTGAGTTTCTGATTGAAGTAATAGGACACTCTCCCGTAGCAGCAAATGGAAAAGCGTCTATCTTGGACACATCTGTTTCGCCTTGCTGAAACCCGAAACCTTCTCCTCTCGTCTCCCATGAACCATCCTGTCCTGGTCTGAAGTTAAAATTTGTCCAAGAAGGAATTGTTATTCCTATATTAAAAAAATCGTTTATCCCTGCACATCTGCGCAATGAACCTGGATTTTTGTGAACCCTTTTAAACCATGCTGGCTGCGTTTCAACCGAGTTAATGAACGGGGGCATCTCATTAAGCCTGTTATCTAATGGTGTTATCCGAATTTCCCCAGGTTTTAGTTTGTTGTTCTTCACAAAAGCCAATCTTCGTCAACCTTATGTAGGTTCTTTAGAGCCTGAGCATGGTCAATAAGTTCGTGGTTGTTACGAGACTCTCGCATCTTGGAAACTTCATTTTCAACATCGCGCCGTATGTTGAGTCTGTCTATCATTCTAGTTGCAGGCTCTGAAGAAAAAATGCCCTGACCCTGAGCAACATGGGCAATATGGGGGGTCAAAAAAAGTTCCATATGTTTATGTGGCACATCTGAACGATGAGGCGGTCTTTCTGACCAAATATCCAAAAGTTCTTGAAGTTCATCGTTCACTGGCATTTCAGACATTGCTTTCCAAAAGGGAGTGTCTGTTCTGTCGCTGTAGTAATGAAGCCTAATCATTGTAAGAATGTTTCTCATTACTTCGCCGTATGCTTTGTTGAAGTGTTTTTGTGATTTCGTGTAAGAAGTTTCGTAAGAAGCCAAGTACGGTATCATCATTTTAATTTGCTGAATAGAAGAACCAATGCTTGTGGCTTCTAGTGGCTCAACAAAAGAACCAGAAAGACCTATGGCAACACAGTTTTTAACCCACGGTGACTCCATGTAGCCAGCATCAAATTTAATAAATTTGTGGGTTGATATTTTATAACCAGACCTTTTTTCTGCTTCAGCAATTGCTTTTTCTTCATCACAAAACTGAGAGGAAAAAACATAACCATTACCTCGTCTTTGCTGGGTTGGTATTTCCCACATCCACCCGTTATCCCCAGCCATTGCCCGTGTGTATGGTCGTATTTCTCCAGAGGGGTCTGATTCAGTGGGGAAAGCAATAGCAGAATCCGAAAGAAGATAATCGTTAAACGAGTTCCATTTGGAGTTTCCTAGTTTTTCCATTAAGACTTTTTTAAAACCAGAAGCGTCAAACCAGAAATCTGCCTCCACGGATTGTTCGTTGTCTGTTGAGATGGACTGTATGTTTCCATTTTCGTTGTTGACCTCAATTGAATCAACTATTCCCTCAATAAATCGTATGTTGCGTCTAAAGCAAAGAGAAATAAAGTATTCATTAAGTTTGTGAGTATCAAAATGAAACTGGTTAGTAGAACGATGCAGGCCGTTGACTCTGATTTTGTTTTTTACTAAACCGACCGATGTTGTTTGGTTAGTAAATAACTTGTTGCTTTCTATAAAACTTGCATATGTTGCGTGTGCCCCCCACGCAAAAAGTTCATCAACATCACTGACGCTATGGAAATACCTTGGGGTGTGTGTAGTCCAGTTTTCATAACTAATACCGTATTTGTGAGTTGCGTCTGTGGAAACAATCATATCTTCAAGGTTAATGTCACAATGACGCATAAACTCTGACCAGTGCTCAGTGCTGCCTTCACCGACGCCAATAATACCTATCTGGGAAGATGAGATTACTGTTATCTCTGCATTACTAAACGCTTTTCTTAGCATCAGTGCGGTTATTAGGCCAGCAGTTCCAGACCCAACTATTCCGAATGACAGTTGTTTTGTTTGTTCTCTCGTGCTCATTGAAACCAAGTTACCATAGAGTATTTCGTTCCGCTAATCACTGGATGCGCTATATGTGTATAGGGAAAATTGCTAGGAAAAAGAATTACTGAGCCAGAATTCAACTTAATTTTTACATCAAAATTTGGGAACTCAAGTTCACCGCCTTCTTCAGACTCTCCAAGACATGCAACCAAACTGAAAACCCTTCTTGAGTCTGGGGAGTGGTCATGATGTGCGTGATACTCAGCAAGTCCTGAATATTTAAGTATGGATATCAATTCATGTGCCCCATTAATAAGTCTGTGTTCTCTTACATAGTCATGAACAACATCAATAGTCGGTCTATATATTTCTTTTCTAAAAACTGACGACAGTTCATCCTCTGGATATGGCGGGAGAAGTGTCGTTACAGAACTGGATAAAGAGGTTCTGTATTGACTATTTTCACCATTTCCAACTCTGGATACATCCCAGCAAAGGTCTTCGCCAAAACCGTTGGCTATTGCTTCTTCAAAGCGATTAATAAAATTGCTTGGGCTAAACACATCTTTATAAATAGAGATGCAAACAGCGGGATTATCTACAATCATAAAACTTCAAAAACTCCTTCGGCCAATATCTGTTTTTCTTTTTCAACAAGGCTTGTAATTAAAAAAGAATAACTACCTTCATCATAGAATCTTTCTCTATATTGAAGTACATGTCTTTCTTTAATGCGAGGCTTTAAGGTCTTGACATTTCCGTCGGGAAGTTTTAAATCAAGTTGCGTACTTTCATCAAAAATAGAAAATTCGTCCAAATAGTCAAAAGATTGTATAAATCCAGAACGAACCTGTTTGTAATATGAAACGCCCCTGCCTTCTGGTATCTCAATAACCTGAATCGCGCCATACCTAGAATCGTCTTCATCGCCAACCTGTATCCCAAGTTTTGTCTCTCTGGACAACAAAACAGCCTTTTCAGGTATTTGCCCGTTTTCCAGCAAAGAAAAAGGGACATAAATTTGTCTTTTCATTATTAAATAGTTGACAACTTTTGTTTCACTACAGAAAGAGACGAAAGCAACTTTTCAAGACGAAGAACTTCTCCTTCAAACCCTGGAATTCTTAATTCTTCAATGTCTGATTCTTCAAAAACTTCTGGGTCAACCCCGACTCTTAGAAGAGTGTTGTAGATTTCGTGACTTAGTGTTACTTCAGCGTTTTGTAAAGACTGAAGTTTTTGTTCTGTTGTTAAATTCAATTCCATGATTCTCCTATAAATTAATCAAAATGTATGCTGCCCCAGAAGAAGCAGCAAAGTTGTCGGAATCAGCGGTTAAACCAGCCCGAGTGTCGTATGTAATTGTACCCGCTACAGAGTCGCTAACTACGAGAATAGCACCGCCACCACCTGCGCCGCCTCTTTTGCCATTAACCCCTGGTTGACCACTTGTACCAGTTTGTGCAGGGGCTGCAGCACCACCCGCACCTCCAGCACCACCTATCCAGTGACCGTTCGGTTGGGCTGCTGCTGGGTTTGCGTGATGGCTCCACCTATTTAAGTTCATTACACCATTGCCGTAATGGTGGGGTCCATGATGGTGTCCGCCACTTACCTGCATTCCGCCACCTTGGTTATGACCGTTTCCTAAATCATGACCGTTTGCGTAGCCATGCGTGTGTCCTGGGTGACCATGCCCAGCACTACTATGTCCTTGGTCGCCACCTGCATGAAGATGTTCAATTCGTCCATGAAAAGTACCAGTTGTTGCAGGATGGGAATGTTGATAAGCGTGATTCGCTTTATAGTGAGTTCCGCTAGTTCCGCTGAACGCGTAATAATGCATACCACCGTGACCGTCATTTGAGTGAGGATGATGTCTACTCCCTGTGTGGTGGTAATGGCCAGAGTTTAATTCCATTGGGGGAATGTAACCAAACTTTCCTTCCCCACCAGCCGAATGGTTATGTGGGTTTACGCCATGTGCGTGGAAATCAGAAAAAATAGCGCCACCATGATGATGGCTAGGGTTATGTGTTGCAGGCACAGGGACTGGGGCTATATGGTAAGCCAAATCGGGAGCCTTGGTTCCAGGAGTCCCCGCAGTTCCAGCGGTGCCAGTACTCCCTGCGCTCCCTGCAGTTGCTGTACCGCCAGCAACACCAGAGCGACCGATAGACATAAAAGTTCCAGAACCAACAATGTGTTTTGCAATGATACAAACGACTCCGCCTCCGAGACCACCAGTACCTCCTGCACCACCAATACCTCCCGCCCCACCAGCGCCAGCAGTCATTCCAGTCACATTTCCATCTGCGCCAGTATTTCCTTTACCTGCAGGAGCGCCTACTGATTCACGATGTGGGTTCGGTGCTCCATTGCTTCCAGTTGCGGCACCAGGAGTACCAGCAGTTCCAGCCTTTCCAGGCCATGTATCACTGTTCGTGAGAATCGCTGGTGTTCCACTTGCACCGTTAGCACCCGTAGTTCCTACTGTTCCTCCAGAGCCTCCACCGATAGGAATCATCCCCGATGTGTGCATGAACACTCCACCAGACATTGCGTTTATGTCTTTAACAAGAAAACTTGGCAAAACTGGAATGTTCGGATTCGTAGAGCCACCACCCTGACCGCCAGCACGATATGAAATGGCGGACTGACCTTTGACTGTCCCATCACTCACTGCGGATGCCGTCTCACCAACAACCCCACCAGAGACTGAACTCATACCGACATGACCGTTGATGGTCAGTGTATTTTTAACGAAAATCCTGTATCCGTTTGTAAAAAGTATTCCACCGCTTTGAACATCAAGGTTGTTGTAATGCATATCTGAAGTAATAGTGACAGTAGTGCCAGAAGGGATTACAACATTTCCATCTAAACCAGTTCCATAGATAGCATCATTGCCTTCGCGCGCGACGCTTTTTTCAATTCTAGAAATAGCCATATCACACCTGCGACATATAGTGAACGGTGCCTGCGTTTTGTCCAGTCACATCAGTGGTGATTCCAGAAGCCAATGTTTCAGCAGAAGAAACAATAAGTATTACTCCTCCGCCTGCAGGTGCAGTTCCTGGTGCTTTGATGTAAGCCGTGCCTGACGCAGGACCAGAAATATAGCGAGCAGCGATGATGATAACACCACCGCCTGCTTGTGCAGTTCCGCCAGCCCCTCCACGAAGAAAAGTAGGTCCACCAGATGCTGTTACTGCGTAACCAGTTATTGCTTGGTGAGGAACTTGAAAATACTGAGCACCACCCATATTTGAGTGAGGCGCTGTTGCTGTGAATCCAGTTGCTGAACCGCCAAGTGAGTGAGTAACGGCGGTAGCGGCTGCTCCGCCTTGCATGATTGAACCTTCGGTTGAGTATCCAGTCGTAAAACCAATCGTGGAATCTGCACCCATAAACTTCAATGTGCCTTTGACAAAGATTCTGTATCCGTTAGGCGCTAACCGAACGCTCGCGTTAATGGTCAAATCATTGAAATACATGTCTCGCGTCATTGAATACACACTTGAAGACGGAGCCATACTCAATACAGTAGTGGTTCCGTCTAGTACAGCATCGCCATCAGCACCTGTTCCGTAGACAGAATCAACGCTTTCGTTGAAGTAAGCAACCCAAACCGAACCATCCCATTGCCAACTCTTAGGACCAGCAGTAAAAATCTGATTTACATACGGAGAAGCAGGAAAAGTAATCGCTGTCATTACGGTAAGCCCTCTACGGTCAAAAAATGACTAGCAATACGAGCAGTACCACTACTGGTTTTAACTTTCAAAGTAAAAGTATTGTTGCCAGGAGTAAGACCCGTTATTTTATGTTGCATAGAGGACATCCAAATGTCGTTACTGTTAGCACTATACCAACGCAAACATTGACCAACTGATGTTGTGTATCCAGCAACATCTACATCAACATTTATTTCTCCAGTACCGCTTTGTGTTTGAAGGTTTCCACCGAAAGTAACTAATGCTGTTGTTCCAGTAGGAATAGTTATGGGGGCTAAATATCCTTGAGTACTAGCAGTGCCGATAGCGACATATGAGGTACTTGTGAAATCCCAAAATGATGCACCGCCTGATACGATGGCAAAAGAGGATTGTGGTGTAATACATACCCATGCAGAACCATTGTATTGAATATTTCTATTTGTATCTGTCTCGTATGCCGTCTGACCAGTCCACGGTGAAGTGGGGCGAGTAGACGAAGTAACTTGCATTGGCGACATTGAACCGCCACCTAATTCAACCCATGCTGAGTTGTAGTAGATGTAAGTAGAACCAGTTGATGTGTCAAACCAAATCTCACCAGCAGACGGGGATGCTGGGGCGGTTGCAGAACTTGTTATTGGAGCACCAGCACCTGTCGCTCCTGTTGCGCCAGTCGCGCCCGTTACGCCAGTAGGACCCGTCGGTCCTGTCGGCCCTGTAACTCCAGTTGGACCAGTCGCACCAATTGGGACTACAAAGTCAAGTACTGCAGCGCCAGTAGTTCCACTATTCGTAACAGACCCTGTTGCTCCGTCAGTGGTTGTACCGACAGTAACTGTTGCAGAGACTCCAGTCGGACCTGTTGCGCCAGTTAAGCCTGTCGGACCTGTTGCTCCTGTCGCACCGATGGGTACAACAAAGTCAAGTACTGCAGCGCCAGATGTTCCGCTGTTGGTTACAGCGCCTGTTGCCCCATCAGTAGTTGTTCCTACCGTAACCGTCGCAGCAACACCAGTAGGACCAGTCGCACCAGTTGCACCAATAGGGCCAGACAAGTCTGTATAGATGACAACCCATTTTTCTCCATCCCACTTCCAAGTCTTTCCTGAAAAAGAATGAAGGTCGTTTGTGTTTGGAGAGTTTGGAAAGTCAATAGCCATGATTAGTACTTAATGATGTAATTAATTGCTAGAAAGGGGTTCATTAAACCAAGAGCAGTGTTTGTAAATCCGCCATTACCTGAATCTCCAGTAAAGTTTGGAAGATTAACGTCATGTGTATGACCAGCGCTTACACCAGCAGAGTTAAAAGCGCTAATATTTATATCGTGACTATGGTCAACGCTGTGACCACCTGACGTTGTAGCACCAATATCTGTATTGTGCGTGTGGTCGTTGGCCTCCCATGTTGTGGCTCCTGCGTAACGTGCGTTGATACCACCAGTTATTTCTCCAGAACCAGTACCAGTCAGAATGGCACGGTTTGTACCAGCAGTAGCAGTTTGAGCGGCTTTGTATGAGTGGTCATGGTATCCACTGTCTGAGCCGTGGTAGTGGGAGTTGTTTGCACCTGCTGATGTTGTGTTTACTGGGTTGACATCATGTGTATGGTTAACGCTTACTCCAGTTGATGTTGTATTTGGCGGGTCAACAGAATGTACATGGTCAACGCTTTGCGCTTCTGATGTAACAACTGCGTGGTCGTGAGCAATAGAGTGAGCATGTGTAGGCAAGTTGCCTGAAGCAATAACAACGCTTTCAGCGCCACCTGTTGCCGCTAGTGCTCGTGAGGTTAATCCCGTTCCAGCACCTGCCCCTATTGGCATACGACTACGCATGTCTGGAACATTAAAAGTAGTAGAACCATCTCCGCTTCCGTATGTTGTGCCTACTAGTGCCCAGAGGTTTGCGTAGGTTGTCCTGCTTACTGCTGCTCCGTTGCAGAGAAGCCATCCTTCTGGTGAAGTTGCACCCGCATATGGCATTAACCCACCTACTGGAATTAACGGATAACCGCCAGCACTGTTGTCATCAGCAACAGAGATTCCTTCTTTGACTGTAAATCTAGTTCTTGCCATCTTTATTCTTCCTCTGTTGTAGGCGTGCTTGAGACAACAGTCCACGGAATGGCGTTATTGTTTAAATCCCAGTTATTCCACGAAACAGGGCGACCCGATTCTGGTGTTACTGGTAACTGAATGGTGTTTTCAAGAGGATAAGAAACAGTAGAAGTAATGTCTCGCATTGCTTGTCTCCAAATACGCCAATCGTTTTTAATTTCTTCAGAAATAGGGCAATCTGGCATTTGTGTCCAGTCTGACTCTTTTAGAAGAACATCACGCATTTCACGAAGCGCTTGAAGAAGTTCTTCTTGAGTTATTGCCGATTTGTCTGTAGCGCCTAAAGGCCAACCGTAAATTTGAATTAACATGTTATAAACCTATCAAACTAGAGACGACCTTGACATACGCGCTAGTTGTCGCAGCGTCTGTAACGGTTGCCTGAACCAAAACATTGTCACCACTTATGGAAGTAGAGATTGTCAAAGGAATGCGAGAAGCCCCTAACTCAATAACGCCGTACTCGGCAAGAGTCGGGGTGGTTCCGTTATGAATTAATAGAATCTTAGACACTGTATATTTTGAACCTTGAGTTACCTGGATGAGGAACTCTCCACTTCTCGCGACAATTTTACTAAAACTCGTGATGGTTGTTGCACTGTTTGTCGTAAGAGTGGTTTCCTGAGCAGAACCCGAGCCGCCACCATTTGACTCAACCCAGAACGAGTCAAAGTAAACAAAGGTTTTACCCGTATCCGACTCAAACCATATATCTCCCACAACAGGTGACGCTGGTGGAGTGTCAGAAACACGAAATACTCCCGTAGCGCCAGATGCACCCGTAGCACCAGAAGAACCAGTCGGACCTGTTGGGCCAGTTGGACCAGTCGCACCAGTAGGACCAGTAGGACCAGTAGGACCTGTAGCACCGATTAGTCCTTCTAGCCAAGATGCTTCAGTACCGTCCTCACCGTTTGCGACGGCAACCTCAAAAGCACTAAGACCAGTTGCACCAGTTGCACCTTGAGGACCAGTAGCACCTGTAGGGCCAGTAAGTGATTGGCCCGTAGGTCCTGTAGCACCCGTAGCACCAGGCGTGCCGGGAGTGCCGCTTGGGCCAGTATCTCCAGTAGGACCTTGAGGGCCGGTAGGACCTGTTGCGCCTGTCGCACCAGGGTCACCAGGGTCACCGGGAGTGCCGCTTGGGCCAGTATCTCCAGGCGGCCCTTGAGGACCAGGAATCCCCTCTGGACCTGTCGCGCCTGTTGCTCCCGCAGGACCAGTAGCACCTGTAGGGCCTGTTGCACCAGTTGCACCTTCTGCGCCTGGAGCGCCTTCTGCACCCGCAGCGCCAGGAGCGCCTTCTGCACCCATAAGACCTGTTGGTCCAGTTGCGCCTTCTGGCCCAGTCGCACCTGTTGCACCTTCTGGTCCAGTTGGACCAGTTGCCCCAGTAGCACCCGCAGGACCAGTAGCACCAACCTCACCAATGTCACGAATGATGAGCAATACTTCATGGTTGTTACTAAAGTTTGTGGTGCCCGTTCCGCTAGAAGTAACCAATGTAACGCCGTATT